GAAGATGTCTGGGTATGGAGATAGCACTTTCGGAACGGTTGGCGACACTTTGAGGGTTGGAAGTTACTCTGAGGGTGAAACATCTATCGGCTTTACCGTAAATCAAGGCACGAACCTGATGGTAGATGCAGAGCTTGCCCTTACACCGTATGGGCTTGAATACCTCTCGTTGAGGAGGCTCGTTGTCATTCCTATCAGGTCGGCAGGTGAACGCTGATGGCTGGATATGACAGATTAACACCCGAAGGTAAAAAGTTCTATGCCGAACTCGAAAAACTGAAGAAGAATGAGGTCTTTATCGGCTACCAAGCTGGACACGCCACTCATACTGACGAAGAAGGCAAAGAGGTCGATATGGCTCAGATTGCTATGTTTAATGAACTCGGCACTTCAACCTCGCCACCGAGACCATTTCTGCGTATGACGGTTGATGAGAACCAACCGAAAATCAACGCAATGTGCGAACAGCAAGCGAAGAACATCGCTAAGGGAGGTACTGCGGAGCAGAGCCTGAAGGAGCTGGGTGCGTTTGGAGTATCACTGGTGCAGGAGAAAATCGGCAACGGTACATTCACCCCGAACAAACCCTCTACCGTTAAGGCAAAAGGCTCTGATAAGCCTCTGATTGATACAGGTCAGATGCGTCAGTCCGTCCACTACGTCATTAAGAAGGGAGGAACTTGATATGTCTGGACTCGGCATCTTTCGCCGCAACTTCACTATACGTCGTTTCGGCAAGGAGGAGATTGTAGACGGCTACGGGCATACAAGCTACGAGGACTCCGAAGTGAGCCTCAATGTGCAGCCACTGTCTGCTGACGAGATACAAGCTCTCCCTGAAGGTGAACGCCGCACGAAAAGGCTGAAAGCCTACGGTGACTTCACGTTTACAACTGCGGACCAGTCAACTGGCAGACGAGGCGACTGGCTCCTATACTACGGTCATTGGTACGAGTGTGTCAGCTCCCTCGGCTGGGACCACACCATTCTTTCGCACTGCAAGAGTGAGTTTGTGGAAATTCCTGAAGCCGAGATTGCTCCATATCTGGCTGTTGACTCTGACGAAAAGAAGGAGTGTGATTGCTTATGGACATAAAGGGAGTTCGTGAAGCGATGCTGGAGCTTACGAAGTATTACTTCCAGAACGCTACCGTCATTCACGGGCGGCAGAGCCACGTTGCAAAACAGGGCAAGCCGCTGGTAACGCTCTACACGGGCGTTGTTACAAGACCACTCAATCCCCCGACGAAAATCATCGACGGGCGACCAGTCAGTTTCTATCCTTCCTCAGTGCCTGTGCAGATTGACCTGTTCACGCTGGGGAAGAAGAAGGAACTGGCACACGGCTTTACTCCTGTGATGGAGAACACGGCGGCAGATGATATGCTGTCGTTCGTGAGCTTCCTTAACTCAGAGTTTGCCGTTCAATTCTGCAACCAGAGGGACATTGCCATCGTTGTTCCAAACACGGTGCAAGACCTTACTGGACTTATCAACGATACGAGCTATGAGTACAGGGCGATGATTGAGGTCATCGTCTATTTTACTTATGTGGCTGTTGGTTACAGCGGCACGTTGTCCATCGACAGCGTTACGCATAAGAACGAGTCTGGAGAGGTTATCTCTGGCGGCGATATTCAGGTTGAGGGAGCAATCCTGACACCTGAGCTGGTGGTAACACCAAGCGGTGGAGGCAACGATGAAGTGTTGACCGTTGAGGAAGGCTACTTCACGAATGTCGAAATCAATGAAAAACTCGTAAAGGAGGAAAATAACAATGAGTTCTAATCTCGATAGGATTGCAAGAGTTGACATTTCGCTGGACACTCCTATTTCCAACGAAGCCAGCTTCGACCATATCCTGATTATCGGTCCTGCTCCTCTGAACCCTAAAGAGGGTGTTGAAATCCCTACTGTTGGCGTTTATAACTCTCTGAACGAGATTACGGAGCTGGGCTTCCTTGCTACGGGCGACGGTGCTGACCCTGTTGGCGTTGCCGCTCGTGTTGCTTACTCCCAGAGTCCGAGACCTCACGAAGTCTACGTCGCTGTTGTTGGCGAAGTGGTAGATGAGGAGGGCGAAGTTACTGCGATGAAGGCTGTTAATGTTCTGGAGGAAGCTCTGGCAACTAACGGCTGGTACTGCATTTGCCCTGTCGGTCTGGAAGATAGCGAGGTCGCTGAGATTATTCAGTGGACTGAGACCCAGAACAAAATCTGCGGCTACATCGACGACGACCCCGAAGCACCTATCGTAACTACTGGTCTGTACCTGCGTAGCTACGGCGTATATCCGAAGGTGACTGAGGACCAGCTTTGGAACGATATTCCCGCAGAGAACAAATACGGTATGGCGGTTGCTATGGCTGCTAAGGCTATGCACTACCACGCTGGTGAGGAAACTTGGGCGTTGAAGGCTCTGGCAGCCGTTACTCCTTCCAAGCTGACCTCTAATTTCATCAACAAACTGACTAAGGCTAACCTGAGCTACGTTCTGACTGTTGCGTCTAAGAACGTGACTATGGGCGGCAAGACCAACTTCGGTGAGTGGATTGATGTTATCCGCTTCCGTGACTGGCTCCAGAATGATATGCAGGTGCGTGTAGTCAACCTCCTGATTGTGAACCCGAAAATCCCTTACACTGACAATGGCATCGGTCTCGTTGAGAACCAGATGCTGGCTTCTCTGAAGGACGGTCAGAAGTTCGGTGGCATCGCTCCTACTGAGTATGATGCAGACGGTAACGCAAATCAGGGCTATGTGACTTCCGTTCCTCTGGCTTCCGAGCTGACAAGCACTCAGAAGTCCTCCAGAGTTCTGGAAAACTGTAAGTTCGCTGCTCGCCTTGCTGGTGCTATCCATCTGGTAGAAATCAGCGGTAGCCTGACTTACGAAAATCTGTTTTAAGGAGGTAGAGACAAATGGCTGGTAAGGTAAAAACCTACAACCCGAAGGAAGTTACGATTGCTTGCGGCAATCATATCGTTACTGGTATCGCAGACGACAGCTTTGTGAGCATCGAAGCCAATGGCGAAGGCATCACTAAGAAGGTTGGTTGCGACGGCGAGATTGTCCGTGCCGTATCTCCTGACAACACCTACAAGGTGAAGATTTCTCTGCTCCAGACGAGCGATAGTAACGCTTTCTTCTCTAATATGGTCGATGTTGACCGTGAGACTGGCGAGGGTATGTTCCCTGTACTCATCAAGGACCTGAAGGGCGGCGTGGTGTTCAGCACTGAGTCCGCTTGGGTTATCAAGAAGTCTGCAATCACTCGTGGTAAGGCAGACAACAACCGTGAGTGGGAGCTTGATACTGGCGACGCAACCCTGAGCGAGTAATCACACATTTTTAGGAGGAAAAACTATGAAGCAACTTGAAAGCCGTACCGCAACAATCGGCGAAAACGTATTTTACATCAGACCGCTGCCAGCGTTCAAAGCTGCCAATATGAGCGGCGAGCTGGCATCGCTTATCCTGCCCCTTCTGGCGGGGCTTGCTCCTTTGGCTACTGGAGCAAACGCAGAGAAAGGATTGTTTGACATCGACCTCGAAGAAGCGGGTCCTGCTATTGGCAACGCTTTTTCTGCTGTGTCTGGTGACAAGCTGGAAGCGATTTTGAAGCATCTGCTCATCGCTGGCAAGAACATCTCCGTGGAGACTCCTGACAGCGAGAAGCCTCAACTCTTGACGGAGGACCTTGCGAACGAAGTGTTCTGCGAGGAAGTACAGGATATGTTCCTGCTTGCCTTTGAGGTTATCCGTACCAACTACAATGGTTTTTTCAAGAAGCTCGGAACCCGATTTGGACCTGCTATGGAGGTTCTGACGAAGAAGGTTCCGAGATAAGCAAGTACGGTGAGCTGGACCTCTCCAGCTTCACCGAGCTTGAAATGCGAATGTATGTACTAATCAAAGCCCGTCTTGCGACGATGCAAGAGCTGAAAACTTGCTACACTCTCGATGAGGCTCTGAAGCTCTATGCCTTGTTCCGAATGGAACAGGACGTTGAAGCAGGAAGGGCAAAGGAACTCGCGAAGGGGGTGAAATAATTGGCAACGACGCTCAGAGATATAGGCTTCCGACTTGGTTATGACCTTGACAAAGCCTCCGAAGCGAAGGTAGAGGACAGTATTAAGTCCTTGAAGGACACTGCGACTAAACTGCTCGGTGCTATCGGCATCGGCTTCAGTTTGG